TAATAAATTAAAATTAGTAATATATTCTATTTCTTTTAAATTTTTAATCTTATTATTTGTACTCATTAAATATTTTATTGAGTTTATCATATACACTATTTAAAAAACAACTACTACAACTCGTCGGCACAGCATTACCATTAAATACACGATTATATATTAATATCAATTCGTTTTGTTGTACGGGTGTAATTTTTTTAGTTTTAGATTTAAAAAAAGTATCTAAATAGTTATACTCATCTTCTGTTAAACATTCAATCTTTTTACTTGGAAACATCTTATTTAATGTGTTTTTGCGTTCATCACATCCACAATCTTCACCAAGTATAAATTTTGCAGCTTTATCTATACCTACCTTTTTAAATGCTTTCTCAACTTTGTCGCCTAAACCTTTACTTGCTTTTGCGTGATTTTTTTTCCATTGTTTGTATTCTTTACTTCTTTTATCTCCTTTAAATTCTTCCATGATTTTTTATATTAATTCGTAATCATTATTTTCGTAATCATCCCAATCTTCTTGAAATTTATTTTTTATTTTATTTTTAGCATTTTTTAAACTATTAAATATAGACACCCAGCTTATATTTGTTTCTTGAGCAATACCTCTAATACTTAAATTAGAATCTCTATATAGCTTAAAAAGCTTTTTATTATACCATTCCCAAGATTCAACCTCATTGTCGATTAATAAACATATTTTATTAAATGCTATTTGCTCATCCATTTGCGTATCGTCTGGAATTTCGTAGAAAAATTCTTCATTAACAATACTAATTTTATTAACCTTTTTTTTAGAATTATAATACTGAAAATAAATACTCCTAAGAGTAAAATATATATAACCATTGCTGACAATTCCATCTTTAATTATTTTTTCTTTTGACGAGTACTTATATAAAGCAATATACATTTGTTGTACAATGTCTTCATAATATGATTTTTCGCCAAAGCTTTTAACTATGTTAACCCATTGATCATGTTTTTTAGCTACTAAAGCTAACCATTCTGCCGATTTATCCATATAACAGTTATACTAATTACACCTAACAAACATTGCAAGGTGATTTCTTCTTCGTCTTCGTATAAATCTCTGTTATAAAGTGAACCTATAACAAATCCAATCATTGGGCTTATTATAACTTCTGCCTTTTTTACTTGTGCAATAATAATAAAAATAAAAGCAATTGAAACTAAAATTATAGCTATTGTCAAAATACTAATTTTTTATTATTTTTTGTTTTTAATATATCTTTATTCATAAACTCAAATCCTGTATTGTTTATTTTCATTTTTAACCTAATTGGTTCTTCATATGGAGTAGGCCTACCGCCTGTTTCATTTTCTTTTACTTTAAGTACATATAAATTACTGTACATCCATTCGCTTGAATGACTAGTGTATCTATGTATACAGATTACATCATCTGCTCTATTTCCCCATTTTCCACCACCTTCTACATCAGCCATTGATAGTGGTTTAGATAAATTAGCATATTCATGGTTTACAGGGTGTGTCTTTCTTAATGCTTCTGTTACACCATGAGCATTTAAATATATTGTAATATTATTTTTTTTAGCAAACATTCTAAATTCAGATGCAACCTGATAATCGTACTCGTGGCCTCCTACTACTTTTAATAATGTATAATCTTTAGACAAACTATTATAAGGATCTACTAATAAAGCATCATAATTCCAAGCTTGTTTTATAGCGTCTGCCTCTTTTATTAACTGTTGATAATTATATAAATCTTCAACATCAATTATTTTAAAATGTTTATCACACCAATTCATTGCTTCACTGATCTCATCATCGCTAGATTTTTGTATAGGTTTATTCATTTTAAACTCTATAATTTTTCTTACAATACTTTGTGGAGTATTTTCACTTGACCAAATTAAAAATTTTAAGTCATGTTTTATTGCCCAAACAACAAATAAATAACAAATAATCGTAGTCTTGCCAGTATTAGCATGGCCAATCAGTAAATTAAAGTTGCCCTGCTTATATCTTAAATATTCATCAATACCTTGTATACCTATACCAAGACCTTCTTTTACACGACCATATTTAACATCAAGTATTTTATTTTTTATTGAAGCATATTGAGCTATCATGTTCTTGGTTTTGCATATTTTTTAACTATTTTATCATTATATTCATTACGTAGTTGTGGCTTAATATAATAACCAGTAATTGGATTAATATTATAATTCCAAAAATCAACTGGAAATTTTTCACCATCTTTTAATTTTTTAAACATTAAAAATCTATCAAATCTTCTTGCCTATCTGGTTGTTGAATATTATTAGTTACTTCATCTAAACCTTTAGATATTTTCCAGCCTTGTATTGAATTAAAATATTTTGTTTCACCTTCAGGACTAGTCCACTGTCTACCTTTTATATTAATATTAATAGTTGCTTCGTCTCCTTCTTTGTATTCTTTTAAATTATCTATTGATTTATTTAAAAATTCAATTAACACTGTTTGTGGGTAATCAGTATTATAATCGGTTTTAAGTATAACCTCTGCTTTATCGGTTCTACCAAAAGTCTTTTTTTCTCCTATTTTTAAAATAATTCCTTTTAATTGCATAATTTTAATTTAATAATTTTTGTTCTACTTCTTTATCTATTATATATTTTACTTTAATATTTTCAATACTTCCACCTTTATTTTTTATATAGTCTTTAGCTCTATCATAAGCTTCGCTATTTAAAGTAAGTTTAGATTTTGTTTTTTCTACTAATTTATTACTTGCTAAATTAGCATCATCATCTACAGCTTGTAAAGCTAATAATGAAGCTAAAGTATATCTTCTATAATAAGTTATAGCAGATCCTAATTTTTGCGGATCATTAATTTCAGGTAATTTTAATGCTGATACAACACCTCCTGTGCTATCTAAACATATTAGTTTACTATAAACCATATCTTCTTCTATAGGTTGTAACAATAAAAGTCTATGTTTTTTTAGTAAAGGCTGTAATTGTTTTATAAGTGAATTTATATCAAAATACTTTGACTTATAAAAAGGGTTTTTAGTATCTTTACTAATAGTACCTATCTCTTGTTGTAGGTTAAATAATTTTTGATTTATATTATTTTTTTTATCAGACATGTTTAACAATTTGTTTTTTTAAGTTTTCTATATCTTGTTTTAATTCAACTATCGTAAATTCTAATTGATTTATTTTAATATAAGGATCTCTTTCCTCTTGCATTTTTTCGTAAAAAGTTTTTGTTTTTGACATAATATAATTTTTGTTTAAAGTAAAAATAAACATTTTTTTAATACAAAGCAAAAAAAAGGGTAAAATTAAATTTACCCCTCTTTCACAAAACAAAAAAAACAAAGAATAAAGAAATGCTTTTAATTTCTTATTATATAAATTTATGAATTCTTGTAGTTCTACATTAGTAAATTTAACAATACTTTTACTTAAATTATATAATAACTCTGATTGTTGAAAACCTAATTTTTGAGAAAATTTATATTGCTCTCCATATCTATAAACATTGCAAGCTAAACATTGTGGTTTTACATTTCTTTCATCCCATCTAATACTATAATGTTTCCTACTCATAAAATGGCCTGCTTGAATTTCTTTCCAAAAAAAGGTTTTATCACAAGTCACACATTTACAATTACCATTTTTATCTGCATTACTTAATCTAATATATTGGCTAAAAACAGTGTCGAGTTTTTTAACAAGTTTACTACGACTTAGTTTTTTAGCTACTTTAGGCATCCATGTGTTGTATTAAATCCTTTCCTAATGATTCATTAAAACCTCTTATTAATTTATATAAATGTTTACTATCTGATTTAACTTTATTTTTTTCTGATTTAGTACTATCTATACCTAAATTAGTATATGATATAGCGTCTAATTCTAATATACCATCTGTTCTTTCTTTGACAGATAATTGAAAATCTTTTGCTATTTTTTCTGCTAAATTTCTAATTGTTAAATCTTCTTTTGTCATTTATATATATTTTAATAATTTATTTAATATCCCACTACCCACCAAATTTACAAACTTTTTTATTAAGATGTAAAGTTTTAGTATTTTTATTTTTTAACATTACCTACCTTGACCACGATATTTTTTAACGTAGTTTTTAGAAGATTTTAATTTAGATTGTTTGGTTTTGCTATGTATACCCTTACGTTTAACCTTAACTTTTCTATAGTTAATAACTATTTGCTTTGCCATTATTGATGTTTATTATTTCCAAATACTTTTTCCACACCACGACTTCCAAAATATCCACCTATAACTATAGATAATAAACCTGTAATACTATCTAATGGGTAACCTAAATACCAGCCTATAACATAGCTTATAGTTAAAAATACAAGGGTTAATGGTCGTACATTAGAGGATAACCAAGAACCGCTTCTTGCATCAGCTACCCACCTTCGTGTAGTGCCATCTATTTCAGCACGTTCTATTTCAAGTTTTTTAAGTGCTATTTCTTTATCAGCATCGCTCATATCTGACCCACCAATAATAGCTTGTATTACACTGCCTACTGCTGTATTACCTGCAACTGCACCAACTACATTAGGTATTTTATTAAGCAAAAACTTGCCTACTTCAGTATCTTTAAACTTTTTCTTTTCAGCCAAAACTTTTAAATATTTTTATAATTAAAAATTCTAACATACGAAATACAACATAACCAAAAATTAATTGTTCCATAGTGTACTTCCTACCGTGTTAGTATGTCCAGACTGAATTTGATTTTGAGTTATCGGTATCGCAATGTATAAAGGTTTTAGCGATTCCCAACCGTTTGAATCCTGCTTTAATAAGGGCATTAAGAATAATGTATCTTTCATTTCCTGATCCAACAGCAATGTCGGCTGCAAGACCGTTAAGGTGGCTTGAGTTTTGCACACCGCCAACTTTTTTGTTATGTTCAGATGTTCTGTATCCACTTGTGATTTTAAATGGTATCCCTGCAATTTCACGTGCGTTGTTGAGCAACTCAAGAAAGTTACTATCCATATTAAGACCACTACCTTTGTGGTCAGGTGAATCAAATTCATCTAACGTAAAGTATTTCATTTTTTAATCTTTTCAATTTCTTGTTTTATATCACTAACCACTTGGTTAAATTTATCTTCTAAAGCATCAGGAATACCATCCTTATCTTTATCTGTAAATATACCGTAAACTGTTAAAACTAACATTAAGGCAGTTAAAAACATTACTATTGAAATTATAATTATTAAAGTTTGCATATCTTATTTATTTAAATGGCTACCATCGCAGTAACCTTCTGGGTTATTTGTGCATCCGCACTTGCATTTTACTTCTTTCATAGCTTTCCTTTTGGTGGGTTATTTTTGTCATCAAAATCCATTGCTGCTTTTAATATAATTTTATCCATCATATTATCTTGGTTTTGCAGCATTTCTCTTTGTAGGTTTATAACCATTTCTTCTAACCTATCTTTAGCATCTACAAGCATAGTTATTTGATGTTCTTTTTTTTCTATTGTTGCTTTTAATGCGTTTATGTCATCAGGGCGTGTTCCACTTATAGCACTTATGAGAATTGGGATACTCGCACTTATTGAACCAATTAACATTAGCACGATCTCTTTGTTAGATTCTAAAACAGGAAACTGCACAAAAGTTATAATTATACCTACTATAAAAAAGAATATTAAAAGACTTCCTAAATAACTTCTTATCTCTTTTGCAACACCATTTTTAGGTAATGCCATTATTTTAATTTTTTACTAATACTAATTATTGTATATGCTATTGCTAACAAAAGAGAAACAGCTTGTAAAATAGGATTTATAGAACTAACTGAAAAAGCTAATGCTATTGCGTTAAAACCATAAATCTTTAAATCTTCCATTATGCTATTGCTAAATAAATGTATGTACCTCCATTTGCATTAACTCCATTACTTGAATTGCCTGTGTAAAATAACAAACCTGTGCTTGTTATGTTAAAGTATCCATTTGCATCACCACTTGCGTCATACTCAACACTTGTCTCATTTGCTTGTAAGTTGTGATTTACTCTTCTTGGAACTGAACTACCATCTCTTGCACTATCATACATTCGCCATCCTTCGCTTGCATCTGTTCTTTTTATCATAATAAATCTTGGAGCAAACCCAATGTTAACGCTATGCTCTGAAGAACTTCCTGTATAACTCCCTATCTTCTGATAACCATCTACGCTTTTGAAGGAGTAAAGAATATAATCTCTACCTGATGAAGATGTAGGTTGATATACAGTTGTAGCTGTTGGTGCTGTTTCCGATGCATCGCTCTTCGTAGCATCAGTATTCAATGAAAAATAATCTAAACTTCCATCAATTACTGTGGTATATGCCCACCAACTCTCTGTACTATCAGTTCTTTTAAAAATAAATAAATCAGGAACTCCATTTAGTCCGTGAGGCACTTGGTTCGTTGCACCTGCTTGACTTGTAAATTTTACTATTGAGAATTGAGCGTTAGTATTAACAGACATTTTTTTAGCTTCTACATTACCTGCCACAGCTGCTGAAGAGGAAACTCCATCTATCATAACACTTCCAGAAGTCGGAACATTACCTGCCCCTGCTGAATTTGTAGCTGTAGGAGCACCTCCTGCTTTCCAACACCAAGCAACTTGATTATGTGCGCTATTTAAAAAAGTTTGCTCTACAGGACCAACTGTAAAGCCATCAGAATCAAAACTTACAAGGTCATTTGAGGCTGAAGAATTAGGATTGTTTGCACTATTGCTATAAGGTAATAGACTGCTGTTTCTACCTCTAACTGAATCCACAAAAAATCCACCTTGTGCTGCATTTCTTGTTTTACCCCAAACAAAATCTGGTTGGAATCCTACACCTGTAATTGACTGTGTTCCACCATTACCTGTATATAAAACAGTATTAAAATTATCAGTTCCTACAGGTGCTGCTGCTCCACCTTGCGAAAGCATTTTCTTTTTTCCTAAACTCATTATATAGTTGGTAATTGATAATCTATAATAGATGCCTTTGTACTTAAAGCATTTATTTCTGCTTCCTTACTCGCACACTCTGTTCTTAAATTACTTCTTTCTGTAGCTATATCACTTGGTATTGCTGTACCACCTTCTGCTGCTCTTACAACATACCAATCAGTTTTGCCTAACTTACTTCCGTAAATAGCTTTTAAGTTTTCTATTTTTT